TTATGATGGTGTATGTATCATGAGTAAGAAATCTAAAGGTAGAAAATGGGATGGTAAATCAAGAGTTTCCACAGATCTGTACCGTAAACGATGGGACGAAATTTTTAAAAAAAATACTAAGAAAGAAAAGTTAACTGCAACTGAAAAGTTAATAAAAGATATAGATAATGACCCTAACTCATGGGTTAAAGGTTATTGGGAATGGAAGAAGGATGAAACTAAATAATAAATATAAATACATCACTGGAACACAGTACACGGACCAAGGATCACGGACCTATGAGGTCGCAGGGTATAGACTTCCTAGTGTAACTACGATATTAGGCCGTACAAAAAATCAACAATTCTTAAAAGATTGGAAGGCCAAAGTTGGAGAGCAGGAAGCGGAAAGAATCAAGAATCTATCTAGTAAGCGTGGGACCAGCATGCACAAATTCTTGGAATCTCATATTCAAGGAATTGGGTACGATGATCTTACGGGGATCGGACAAGCGGCGAAGCCCATGGCCCAAAAAATTATTGAAGAAGGTTTACTCCCTGTGGAAGAGTATTACGGGTCGGAAGTCACGTTGTATTATCCGGGTCTATACGCTGGTAGTACTGACTTGGTTTGTAAGCACAATGGTTTAGATACTATCATTGATTTTAAGCAAGCAAATCGACCTAAGAAGATAGAGTGGATTGAAGATTATTTTTTACAAATTGCGGCGTATTGTATGGCACATGACTACGTTTATCAATCACAAATTAGACAAGGTATTATTATGGTCTGTACACCTGACCTGTATTATCAAGAGTTTAAGTTTCAAGACGCTGACTTAAGGTCTTGGAAACATAAGTGGTTGAAGAGATTAGATATGTATAATGAATTAAGATTTGATGAGAAAGAACAAGCGGATGTAAAAATAAAATCTAAAGATTTTTTAGAGCACGCTGAAAAAGAGAAAAAAGAATTATCTGAATCCTACAAGGAGTCAGTAAGACAAACAAAGGAGAGAACATGAAACCAATTATAAGTGAAACGATAGAGGAAGAAAAATTAGATTATACAATTTTTCATTGGGGGCCGTTACTATTTAGGACTAAGATAAAACCTAATGATATCAAGGCTTTACGTGAACTTTGTGATGAGAGTAATGAAGTCTGGAGTGATAATTTAGCTGGTATCATTAAGGGTGAATATAAAATTGATTCTCCTAAGTACACTAAAATTATAACACCTTATCTACGAGCATACGGCGTTGCTTATAAGAATTGGTACGCTGTTAATTTAAACGCTATTGAAACTACATCTGCATGGGTTAATTATATGAAAGAGGGTGAGTCTAATCCACCACACATACATCATAACTGCCATCTATCTAGTGTCTTGGTGTTAGATGTACCTGATAAGATAAAGAAGGAACAGAAGGCATGGAAGGGTACCGGCGATGGTCCTGCGGCGTTAAACTTTTTTATAGGTAATCCACAAAACTTTCATGCTAACGCATTTGGTTTTAGACCTGAGATTGGAGACTTTTTTATTTTTCCATGGAACCTAACTCATTCGGTATCTTCGTTTAGATCTAAGGCGACACGAATAACAGTGGCCGCTAACTTCAAGGTGTCGGATGATAATATTTTTGAAAAAAAAGAGGCGGCTGATGAAAAAAAATAAACCTAAAGTTTTTATTGCCATGCCCTGTTATGACACGATGAAGGTTGAGACTTGTGTCTCACTTCTTAACACGTACGCAGTGTTAGCAAGGTCCGGTGTTGAATGTATTTTTAAATCGGTTAAATCTTCTTTGATTACTCATTCGAGGAATCTATTGACTGCTGGCTTCATGGCATCTGAGTATGATTACATGTTGTTCGTTGATGCTGATGTGGAGTTTCCACCTGATGCTGTACTTAGAATGTTAGTACCTGAAAAGGATATTGTAGTCACTCCGTATAGGTTAAAAGAACATCCTAATCAGGTTAGATATCCGGTTGAACATTTAGATCCTGATAATATAAAAATTTTACCATTTGATTTAGTAGAACTTAAGTCTGCTCCTGCTGGTTTAATGTTAATTAATAGATCTGTGTTTAAAGTGTTGATGGCGAAATACGCTAATAGAAGAATTAAGTTTGATAAAGCGCATGCTGATAAGATGGATGCTGAAGTTGGATATAAGGGCGCGATTGAAAAGTATATGTATAATTTTTGGGACACTAGTTTTAATGACCATGAGTGGAAGGGTGAAGATTTAGCATTCTCTGAGCTCGCTAGACGTTGTAGTATTAAGATCTACGCGAATCTGGACTCATGGACCACGCATCATGGATCATGGGGCTTTAGAGGCAAGTTTGGTGATTCACTAATTAAAAAGGAGGGTAAATGAGAGAGCAAATCTATAAGGCACTGATGGTGCGCTACCAGCACCAGATGGAAGACGCACTGCTTAAAATAGACATGTTGATGGCATCTCCACAATCTGTGATTGTAGAACACATAGATATTACGGGTGAAATTGACAAATTGTTACACATTGTTGCAGAAGCCAAAGAAAATATGGCAACTTTGCGGCAGTATTATGGCACAAATTAGATTTTGTGGTACCATATAGTGTTCTAAAAAGTTTTAAAAAAATTTATAAATTTTTTTTGGAGCAAAATAATTGGTACTTTGGTACTTTTCAAGGGACAGCCGCATAAATACTGGCTTAAAGTGGGACCAATTATGGACCAAATGTGGTTTATGGTACCAATTATTTGGTACCATGTTAAATTAACCGCATAAATACTAACTTCTCAAAAAGCCCTATCGGGCGCGCGAGGAAACTTTTTGAAACTTTTTAAACTTTTCAGATCCCTATATAGATGCTAGAAGAAATTATGCCTAAGAAAAGAAGAAAAATAGTCGTAAACTCAACAACTCCCGAAATACCTTTTCCTAAAGTCCGAGTGGAGTGGATCGATTGTGTGAGTGATTCGGGCTGGGCAACCGAGAAAGAGTTTGATAAGATGTCTTTTGCAAGACCAATTAATGAAGGGTGGTTATACTCGAAAGACAAGAAGGCAATAAAACTATTTGCATCTTATGATAAGGAAGATGATGGTAGTTTTAGTTTTGGTGATAGAACTATGATACCAAGACAGTGGATAAGAAGGATACAAAAGATATAGAATATAAAAAATTATGGAGTTATTTCCTGTTCCGATTCATTCAGAAAAATTTAACCTGAATGTGAAAGAGATGGCTAAGTATTGCTTGGCTATGAAAAAAACAACTAAAAGCAGTAATGTAAGTAATAAAGGCGGTTGGCAATCACCACGTCTTACGGGTGAGCATGCACCTTTAAATGATTTGTTTAAAGAGATTTTAAGAGTTGGAGAGCATTACAGAAAAAGAATTGCTTATAAAGATCCTTTAAAGATAGACACTGTGTGGATAAATATAAATGGTTACAAGGATTATAATATTGAACACTCACATAATTACAGTGTTGTTTCAGGATCGTTTTATTTAACACCAAACAATAGTGAAATAGCTTTTTTACATCCCGCTTCATCTTTTTTAGCATATGATTGGCCATCTAGTAGTTTATCAGAACATAATAAATACAACAGCGCGGTATGGAAAATGACACCACTTGAGAATCAGGTAATACTGTTTCCGGGATGGTTTAAACACAGGGTAGAGCCAAACTTAAATAAAAAGGAAAAAAGGATTTCTATTTCCTTTAACTTAATTTGATGAAATCTTTTTTGGCTGCTCCTCACTCTCACCTTCAACAGTCTGCGCATTTAAAAGAGGCTCGTAGTCGGATAAAATTTGTTTCATCTTTGCTTCTAATTGTTCTTCTGTCATATCCTCTAGTTTCCCTGTTTTTATTATTTTTCTGTCTATGTATAATCCTGCAGCCTTTCCACGATTTGTTTCAGCGTTTACTGCAGAAGAGAAAGAGCCTTTCTTTAACGCGAGTTCTTTAATACGTGCAAGTTCAGCTACATGTGTTTCATAGTTAACTTCAAACTTTTTTAGTCTTTCTTCTTTTAGCTTACCTATATATGCTGCTACCAACGGCGACAATCTAGGATTCATTAATTCTGATCCCTCTTGTCTCGCTCTTTTTTCTGAGTAGCCAGCTAGCTTAGCGGCCTCACCTTGAGAGACGGGACCGTCTGGTCCACCGAATACGATGAACTCTGCAAATCTTTTTTGCATTTCTGTTAATCTTTTTGGAACTCCCATATTGACAATTTAAGGTAACTATCCTATATTGTCAAGGTATGAAAGATAAACGAACTTATAACAATTTGAAAGAACACGGAGAAGATATGACGTATGAAAGCGAGAGAAAACACGAAAGCGATGACAGGGGAGAACTAGATCTAAGTTTACTTGTTGACCAACACAAGCGAGAAATTTGGGCTTATAAGATGAGAGAGTCTGATTGGGTTAGAACTAAGAATCAATTGGATGGCAATAAAAAAATTATAGAAGAAATGTCAGCACAAGTCATAGGTTTAAAAAAAGAGATTGACAGATTGTCAGAAGAGAATAATAACCTTAGAATTATAGATTCTTCACATCAAGAATTGAACGGACAACTAAGAAAACAAATTACAGAAGTTGAAGTTGAAATGGCTAACTTAAAAGCAATTGGAAATAACTCTCCAGAGATGAGAAACTTACAAAGGGATAACAAGTACCTAGTTGAGAAGGTTAGAGACTATCAAGAGATGTTAAAAAAAGCAGGACTATGAGAGTACAAGACCTTCAACAATTCTTATCTCAATTTACTGAGGGATCAGATGCAATTAAGAACGCGCAAGTTTTTGTAGAAGTTAATGGCAAACTTGCGGGAGTCAGACGTATGGAAGTGCATGAAAACTCTATTCCAATTGCAGGACATAAAGGTCATACAGCACACAGATTAGTTATTAAAACTCAAAAACCATCAAGTATAATCTTACCTGAGAAACTACAAAAAGATTATTAGATGGATGACGATGTAACCCCAAAATCCGCATGGGCCCGGAAGCTAAATTATATAAAAAACTTCGTAAAGTTTCTAAAGATATTTCGTGGATTAGGATTGAAAACCTTAGCGCTTTGGGTACTCCCGATCTATTGGGCTATAATACTTTGGGCCACTTTTTTACAGTAGAGTTAAAAGTTACAAAAGGAAATAAAGTTCGATTTTCACCACACCAAATTGCGTTCCATAAGACACATCCGAATAATACTTTCATCTTAGTCGAGACCCTTTGTCAAAGGTCCTCGAAACTTGTTCAGTACTACTTGATCCCTGGATCAAGGATAGATGAGCTTGTAGCTTGTGGCTTGAAGCCTAAGCTTGACGCTTGTCGCTTGGAGCTTGATGCTTGTAGCTTGAAACTTCAGAACCTGAACTAGGTTCTGGTTTAGTGGTGCTTGATGCTTGATGCTTGACGCTTGCAGCTTGGTGCTTCCTTCTCTCAGCCCTGAGGGCTGCATAATATTTCGGGTGTTTAAACATTTTAATGTTGGCCGTATGATATATTTTTAATTTCAGGATTCCAGCAATTTCTACAATCTAAGCATTGATTGCCCTGTGTAGCGCTTGGACAGGTAGCCCCAGATGTAACAACTGTTGAAGTGTTGGGCCAGCTGTT